TTCGCAAGGATAGGGAGTAAGCGGCTTTTAAGGGTAGGTATTCATGGTGGATTCGAGGGATTCCTACTGTTGCTGTGGTGTCTGTTGTATCAAAGTAGTTAGTAGCTCTGCGGTGTAAAACTTTGACTGTTCTAGTGGCGTTGCTTTGCGGGTAAAGGAAAAGTGAGTGTGAATCGTAGTCGTAGTATTGAGGCATACCGTCTGTGCTGTACTTAACTGCTAGTACTTGAGCCTCATCCATGTTTGCTTCTTCAATCGGTGTGAGTTTGACGTAGTTACCGTCATTACCTGTTATCTGAACTTCATCAACAATCAAGAAAGATGTTTCAAGTGGGATTGATTCTTCACCACTGTTTAGAGTAGCGGTAGCAATAGGAAAATCGGTGTTTGTTTCATCATCAAACTTCCAGCGCTTTGAAGCTGTTAAAGCGATATATGAATAGTTATCCATAGCAAAATTAAGAAGACGGGTTGAGTCCTCTATTGCTAGAGAATCTTGTCCAGAGATAAATTTTAGGTGTTGGACTAAGCCCTGTAGGGTGCTTGTGTCATTGAAGGTTACGGACATTTATGTAAATTATTTAATTCTGAGGTCAAGAAGTTAATTATTAGAAGATTGTAGTTTTACCACTAGAAGTGGTGATTGTTATTCCCGCTACATTATTGGTGTAGAATGCTGTTCCGTTAGTCCAGCCCCTTGTCGTAAAACAAGGGGGGCTGATTGCAGGATAGGTATAGACAAATGATTGTCTTCGTTTCTCAATCGCCTCAAGATTACCTTGCTTGATATTCTTGATATTTTCTTCGTGAGCAACTTTTTTCAGTTTTTAACTTACTAAGTTTCTGCTCGATACTATCTATGGCTTCGAGTTCGCCTTTTAGATAGTCATAAATTTCTTCTTGAAGTTTCTCATTTCGTTCTTGTTCCAACTGCTTCTCGGCTTGTTGGATAGCCGTTTTTTCGATTTGTGTCATAGGATTTTATACCTTGACCTCAGAGTTGAGTAATTTACTCATCCCTACTCCCATAAGGGAGCAGAGTGAGAAAACTAGTCAGGGATAACTGCTGTAACAACAGCACCAAGTTTAGTTAGAGATTGAGCAACCCATCCAGTAGTAGTACGTTTTGTAACGATTACTGTGTGAGTGTCAGTTACTAAGTATTCTTGTGAGCCATCTGAATCAACGTCATTAATCTTTGTGTTAGAAGAAGCTGGTGTGCGAAGTTCAAAGTTTGAACCAGCATTAGCTGCAATAACAATTTGATGACCGATTGAAACGTCAGCAATATCAGGCAAAGTAATCCAGTCGTTAGCATCATTAGTAACTGCTGTAACATTCACTGATTTCACGGTTGGTGGAATAGAGTTTGTTGCAGAGTTAGCTGCTGCGGCAGAAAGAGTTACTGCGTTGAAATTAATCCCGTCTAGGGTTGGGTTTGAGCCATTAGCGATAGACATGATTGATTTAATTTAATTGATAAGTGGGAGGAGGAGAGAGCTTGCTAAATCGGTGGGAAGTAACAAGCTCAACCCTCCCCCCAGAAAGATTACGCTAGGGTAATATCAACAATTAAGTCAGTCTTGCCGTACCATAATTTAGCACCGATGTAACCGTAAACTGCTAATTCTTTACCAGTTTTACCTGCTACTTCGATTTCTTTTACACGAACACCACGAGGTGAAGCGTAAGTGGCAACACCCTTAACACCGAACATGCGGTGACCAGAGTTTGTCCAAGTTTCAGCACCAGAATCAGCAGTAGTTGCGTCATCTTCGAATAGACCAGTACGAGCTACATAGATGTCTACACCCATGTAAGAACCCATGAATCCATTGTTTAGAGCTGCATCAGCAAAAGAGAAACCATTAGTTGCTTGTGCTTGAATAAAGCCAGGCAAGTCAGTGTTTTCAATTACCAAGAACATTCCTTTGTAAACTTCAGAGTAACCAGAAACCTTAGAGATAAGGTTAGACATGATTGTATTGATGTTTGCAGCAGTTGTGAAACCGCCAACTGGAGTAGTGTAAGTACCAGTTCCAGCTTCAAGAATGTAGTTAAGAACGAATTTATCAATAGCTTTAGCTACTGCGAAAGTTTGTTCCATTACACGAGATTCGAATACATTCAATTGAGTTAGAACGTCTTCAAAGTCGTAGATGTGTTCTGCTACAACAACTTCGTTATCAACGCTCAAGGCATCGTTAGTAGTTGTGTAAGCAGCTGTTGAGTAAGTACCAGCAATTGCTTGTACAGTTGTAGAAGGTTGTGAGCCATAAGGAGCTTGGATAGTCTTAAGGTCGCTACGGTCTACATTAAAGATTTTTCCGAGATTAAAGCTGTTCGGAGCAGCTGTTCTACCATATTGGAACGGTATTTGTCCCGATAGGTACGAGTTGAGATAGTGTTCACTTGTGTGAGTTATTTCTCCCACCAATTACCCTATCCACCGCTAGAGTCTTATTGTTTTTTCATTGCAGCAATCTGAGCTTTTACAAGGTCAGCAGGGTCTTCAGGGAGTTTCCCTTGAGCTGCGTTTGCGATGACTAATTCATCACTTGGTTTTGCAGTTCCCCGTCTTGCAGCGCCAGTATTAGTAGCTTCTGCGATAGTACGTTGTTCTGCTTTGTCAGCCAGAATCGCTTTTACAACATTAGACTGAAGTGCTTCCGTAACAGGGATATTTTTGAGTTTCGAGTATTCGAGTACATCGTCAATATCTTCTCTTGGGATTTTAGCTTCCATTAATGCGTATAGGTCTTTTGGCGACAGGTCTTGTTTGGCTTCTTTTGGAGCTTCGGTAACCTTAGCTTTCTTTTCAGCCTTTTCTGCACGGATTCTTTGGTTTTCTGCGATTTCTTTTAGCTTGTCGTATTCAGCTTTAGAAACTACTTCTTCCAAAGGTGCTTCGTCTCGAATCTCAAATGATTCTTCGACTGGTTCTGTATAAAGGTCAGCTTCCTGTGTGGTGTTTTCGATGCCCACTACATCTTCTTCGTTTTCCATAGGGTCTTTCTTTTAGGTGTCGATTACTACACCAGATTAATTTATTTATTCAGCTACAACTTCGGTAGCTTCTTCAGCAACTGCTTCAGATGCCACTTCTGCGACTTCTTCGTCTAAAAACATAAGTGTCCTTTCTTATTTACTTGAATCTTTGGTTAATCTCTTTTTTTGTTGTTCTGGTGTTTCGTCTTTTTGACCAGCGATAACCATTAAACTGTTAAAGAGTTGCGTATCTAAGTGTGAAAGTAAGAAGTTTCGAGCTACTACATTGATGTAGGTTTGCTCTGCATCTTCTGTCGGAATTGTAAGTGCATCGAATTCGATTTCTTCAAGGCTTTTACCCTCTAGGGCTTCGAATCTATTATCTAAATACTCTTTTGCCATATTACGAGCTTTAACAGCTCGGTAAGCATGGTCATATTGAGTTGGGTTTAAGTCCATTGAGGAGAATAGGTCTACCGTTTCAAATGGAGGAGCTAGTTTATCGACTTTAGGAGCGATAGCTTTCTTTAAGATTGCTAGTACTTCCTTGTTGTCTGTAAACTTCTTAACCAAAGTCATTTCTTCTTCGGTCATCTCTCCTTGTAAGAAGAATTTGCGGATTAACACCATCAAATCTAATTGCTCTGCAAAAGTATTTTTGATTAGTGATAATTCCCTGTCTGTATATCTCATTGTTTTATTAGTTCTTCGGCTTTCGCCTTATTAATCACTCCACCGTATAATCTCGAACTTAGGTTTTTTGCGAACTCTCGCAGGTACCAACGGCGTTCTGGTCTAGGTCGGTCTTTCAGGGATGCATATTGCGCCCTGTAAGCCTCTAGCTCTTGTTCTATTCTGAACTCTGGGTCTGTTAGGTATCTTCCCCACCATTCTTCAGGATTAACCTGTTGCTTGGCGTGGACTTCTTCGTGAACCATTAGGTCATCAGATATTTCAAGCCCTGTTGGGTTATACAGAGTATCCCCATAAGTGAATACTGCGTTTAGTCCAGCGATATTGAATTTTGCTGATATATCCCCAAAGTTTGGAGGAAGTTGGTCAGATACTTTCATTTATAGAGATTCTAATTTTGCTTCAAAGGCTTCTTTCTTAGCTTCGTACTTTGCAGGATTCTTTTCCTTGTAAAGTTCGATAGTGCGGCGAAATTCCTTCTTAGCATCTGATTCTTCAATCTCTTCTGCTTTTTTCTTTGGCATTATTTTATTGATTAATTGTAGGAACATTGATAGGGGGTGTTGGTTGGCCTTGTGGCGGTAATGCAGCTGGAGTTGGAGGGGGAAGTGTTGCTATTTCCATTGGGCTGATGCTTCCTGCTTGTTCAAGTATTTTGTTAAATACCATTCGAGCATTCGGGTCATTTAGAACCATTGGGTTACTAGCGATAGTCTGGAATACAGTATTAAGTGTAGTGGCAGCTTCTCTGTCTCTGCCCTCACCAGTAATATCTACTTCAAGCTCCCATTCAATATCTTTGAATATCTCTTTCCATGTCTTGTCTGATACATCTGAAGGTTTAAAGAAGCGTTGGTTACCCATTTCATTTAATGAGCCTTGAATATCTTTACTAATAGCTCCCAAATCAGGTTGCTGTGCTAGTTCACCTTTTAATGAGGCATCAATTACTTGACGATTAGCTTTCTTGATAGCTTCAGCTTTGATGAATTTAGAATCAATCTTAGTTAAATCATGGGCGGCAAGTGTGGCTGTTACTTCTTCTGAAGTGTCCATTTGTTTCTTAACGAAAGGTAGAACGAACTCACGAAGCATTTGGGTTAGTTGAATCCCTTTATTCTCGGTCATCAACTCAAATAGCGAGTGTGATTCTTGTAGGAGAGCTTCTGTTTGTCTCCAAGCACTTCCTGAAGGTTGGTTTAAACCTTGCATGGCTTCTGAAATACCATTGATTTCATTGCCAAGTGCCTTCCATTGTTGCCCAAAGTTCTGTAATGCAACTGTATCTGGGTTGTTAGAGATTTGAGTAAGCGGTTGATTGATAGCGTGGATTAAGATATCCCCTGATTCAATCGAGTTGAGGGCGTTCTGCCCTACGAAGTTACCGTCTGAAGTTTGGAAGATAAGTTTGCTTGCTAGGTCTAGTTGGTCTTTAATTGATTTAACAGTGTGATTTTGCATCCACTGTGCATCAAATAGGTTTTCAACTGAGCCTTTAGAGAGAGTCTTACCATCTTCTTTGATTAGGTGAGTAATCATGTAAGGGCTTTTAGCTTCCTTACCACTAATTAGAGTGAAGTCATCGTACTTTCCTGCTTCTTTAGAGGCTACGAAGGATACAACATGCATCTGTTGAGTGTAGGTGTCGTCATCTTTGTCTTTACCTGTAAGGTAAGAAAGTGGAAGTTCACCGTGTACTTCATATAGCTCGATAAAGTCTGATTTAGTATCAACGTTAGTGCCATCCAAGTTCTCACGGGACTGTACAGCATCAAGAAGTTTATCAACCATTTCTTGGTCGTAACCCTTGTGCTTCTTTAGTTGAGCTGGTGTGAAATATAGTTTTTCAATTACTGGATTAGAGTCAAAATCTACTGTGTCGCAGATAATTCTGTTCCAGGGGACTACAATTGCTTTAAGGTCACCTGATTTTTCAACGAACTTAGCTACCGAGGAGCCATAAGACGCTAGGGATAATCCCCAATCGTTTAGAAATGCCCCAAAGTTAGCTTTACGCATCCAGTTTTGCAGGTGAACAGTTGCTAGAAAAGCCGCAATGTCATCACTGGATTTTGTAGGTATGATTTTGATTTGTTTGCGGTCTATGTCTGTTGCTCTGTACCAGATATTTCTGGCAGCGGTAACGATATTGAAGAACGGCTTATCACGACCCATAGAATCTGTATCACCAGAGATGTGCTTACTATTTAGGTAGGCATCAATCTTGTTGATAGTTTCGTATTGGTCTAGGTCTACATACTTGCTATGTTTTGTAGTTCCCGATGTATAGTCCTGTTCTGCTTTTCGTACTAGCTCACAGACTGAATTTTGTTCGTAGGATTCCATTTAGGAGTTATTAGCTGTTAGGTGTCCAAATTATAGTTAGGTCTACTGTGCCACCGATATCAGCATAAAGACCTGTGTAGAAGTCGATTGGTTGAGGAAAGTTGATTACCTGAGAACCTGCTGGAAAGGTGTATGTATTTGAAATTACTGTTGTTGCAGCAGAAGTGTTATCCCATAGTTTTAGAGTTCCTGAAGTATGAGAGTTAACGATTACTCCGTGTACCTGTCCACCACCTGTACGGATAAGAGTATCGGCTGTTATGTTTGTGTATTTAGCCATTTATTTTGTTGAGTTAATTGTTTGGTTTGCTCTGTTAGAGCTAAAGATTTGTTGTTGTTGTAGAACTACTTTAGAGCGTTCTTCTGATTGCTCGGGGAGCATCTTGTCTCTTATCGTGAAGTACATTCTCATAATCCAAGTGTCAGAGTTGTCGGGTGAATGACCGATTGCGTTCTTAACATCTTCTTTTCTAGTAGCCATTCTCTTGCCATCACCTGTTGAGGCATCTTGATAGTTACTAAGCTCTTCGATGATTACTTCCTTTTGTTTACCTGTTACCTTGCTTGCTATTTTATGGTTATTAACTAGGTCTGCTAGAGTGAATAAACATTGGCTTCTAAGGTTCTTGTAATCTGTTGTTAGGGGAGCTTCTAGATAACTTACATTGGGGAGTCTTGCGATATTGATGTCTGTTTTAACTGCTTGATAAGAAGATTTAAATCCGATAATACCGTCAAGCATTGAGCTACTGGCAACTCCTGCTCCAACTCCGATTGCATCAACTGCAATATGCGAGTAAGGGATTCTATGCTGGCTTGCGTATTCTCTAATCTTTGCGATTATACTTTCCGTATTAAGTCGTTCGTATTCTTCTCGTTGGTATTCTTCAAGTCCTTCCCAGAAGCTAAAGATTGTTTTATCGCTTCCGTCATCTGCTATGTCTACAATTAAGTATTTACTGTCTTGCTTTGTTACTGTGTTACTAAACACATCAACTAAGGCATCGTATTTAAAAAGTGAACCTGTATTTTCTATGTACTCAGCTAGAATCTCTTGTTGGTATGAGGCATAGTCGCCCTCGTATTCTGCTTTTAATAGTTCTAGTTCTTCTCTTGGTAGAAATGGGTTGTCAAATGAAGTAAAGTGAAAGGCTTCAAAGTTATCCTTAATGTCTGCTTCTTTTTCTAATCGCTTTAGATTAGGATTTTCTTTCTTAGGAGTTCCAATGAAGTCTGCTGTTCCTCCTGTGTCTAGGAACATTGGTCTAAAAATCTCTTTCCAATCAATGAAGAAGTTTTTAAGAGTATCTAGCTCGTCAAAGGTTATATGAATAACATCTGTAAGCCCTCGATAGTTTTCTCTATTTTCCCATCCCCCTACAAAGATTGTTGTTTTCTCTGGTAGCCCTGTTTCTGGGTTTATATCCTCGTTAGGCACTACAACCTGAAGTCTTGCTTCGTTAAACTTTCCTAGTCCGTGCAATCTTCTCTTTAAGGATTCCCAAACAATGTTTCTTGCTTGTTCTTGAGTAGGAGCTATGTAAAGGACTTTTCTTCCTGTTGGAAATTCTGTCTTGCGGATATTCAACTTATGAGCCGCTGCAATAGCTTTGAATGAAATGTTTTCTACTTCGTAAGATGTTTTACCACCTTTACGACCCGCTCTCGCTATCTTGAATCTCGCTTTGCTCAGGTTTATCTGTTGTTGTTTGTCGTAGAGTTGCACTTGGGTTGAATGAAGAATCAAAAGTCATTGTGATTGGCGCACCCTCTTCACCAGTAATCTCTTGAGTTCGTGGTACTGTGTTTTTTAAAATAGTTAAGTAGGTAGAATCGTAAATTGATTTATCATACTTATCAGGGTGTTCTAGTATATGTATTGCTTTGTTAAGGGCTAGGTCTTTTGCTCTTCTTGTTTTAGCTCTTATTGGTGCTGTTTCTGGCATTTGCTGTTAGTGTTTATTTCTTGCTTATATAAAAGGATTATTGACAAGCCTCGCAATCTGGGTCTATTACTGAACAAGCCTCACCTAATTCAAAGCCTTCTGACTCGTAAGGTTTTATTTTCTTTGGGTCTAGTTCAATGTCTGGGTCTAGTGTTTTCATATAATCCACCCCTTGCTCTCATATCATTACAAGAGATAAATAATAAATATGTATCAGTTAAACTATGGCGGAAGCTCTCTTTTCCCCTTGCAATCCTATGCGGGTGTTTTTGTTTGCTCCCAGCTAGTGTCCAGTCACTCAGTTACAGAAATAACTGAACGGACTAGTTGAGAGGAAGCAAAATCATAGGTGCTAGATGCTCTTATTTATCGTGGAGAGTACCTAAGCCCCACGTGTAACTGAATTGTGAAGAGAATAAACTCTTGGTATGTGTCGAGTTAATCAACAAAAACCAACAATCTACTCACCGTAAATAATTTTTACTATTTTTAAGGCTTCTGCGAATGAGTAACCTTTATCCTCTAACTGTTCGATAGCACAATCTTCACATAGTCCTGATTTAGGAGTGACTACTGGGCATAACTCGTTTGGGCAATACATATTTTTATAAGACTTTAACTTCAGATTGCTGAAAGGTGGTTTAATATATGCGTTTTTATTTGCGGATAAACAATTGTAGAGTCGTCTTTAAGTCTATTTGGGTACAAAAAAAGACCCCCATCGCAGGAGTCTAATAATAAACTCGTACGGTAGAGGTCGAATGGTGGAACGCCTTATTTGGCGGTCATTCGGTGGTTCTTTATCTAACATAAGTATAACAGATACTGGTGGTTAGTGCAAGTGGATAAGTGGAAAATCGTTCACCTTTTTACAATTGAATCCAAATTAGGCTTTTCTTCCCATTGTAAAACTCGATATTCTATTTTTTCTAATCTAAGAATCCCTTTTACAATTGGGATTTTAATTTCCCCATTATAAATACCTTTTTGTTTTGCTAGAAGTAGCACTTCGTTAATGTTATTCATTTTGCGATTTTAAGGCTTTGTTTTTCATAGTGTACATTCGTATACCTAAACGGCATTATCGTCTTGTGGTGGGGCATTTTTTGCGTCTGAGAGGGTTTGTAGAGCTGAGAGCATATCCCTACGCATATCATCTCTCCCCATTTCGTAGTATTGGTCGCAAAGCTCTTTTAGTTCCTTGTCTAAGTTTTCCATAATAGCATTTAATATGATAATTTTTAATTGGTGTATCTTTAGTCCAAGTTTGGACAATATCTGGTGGTATTATTTCTTTGTCGCATTTTTCACATCTCATTTACTTAAAGTTCTTATGTATTATGTAACCTATTATTAAGAAGGTTGTTAGTATTAGGATTGTCATTTATTGGGCTTGCTCGTCTTCGACTGCGACAGCCTTAGAATCCCATGATGAAAGGAAAAACCTATCCCTAGCTTTATCGTAAGCCTTCCACAATTCTTTATCAGCTTTGGAAATTTCTTCGTATCTACTTCTTATTTCTTCTTTCATACTTTCTCACTTTCATTTAGATACTTAATACGGAGTTGGTCTTTGAAATATTTGCCAAAAGGTTTTCCAAGTTCATCGGTTGGGGTATAAAAGTCTGGTATATCCTCAATTATCTGTTCTGCTATCTCTTGTTGGGCTTTTGGTTATTTGGTCTTGAATGAAGGCTTTGATGGCTGAGTAGTTTACGAACTGAGAGTGCTTAAACTTCTCTTCAAATTCTTCAATCCATTTAGTGTTCATACTTATCCTTTTCTCTAAGGGTTAATTAATAGGGGCGAATCATTCGCTGCGCTCAGATATCGCTAGAGTTTCAAATTCTTACGGAGTTCATCTAATGGGGTCATAGCAGTATTAAGAAGTTCAACGAACTTTTCTTGATCGGTACAATTCCTTAGTCTAGTTCGTTCCTTTTCCAGTTCCTCATAGGCTTCTCTGCGACCAGTAGCATAACCTGAGTTGTAAATACCTTCTTCTACAATTTGTTGTCGTAATGAACGATAAGGAGGCTGAGTATTGTATCTCAAGCAGTTCTCGTCACAATGTCGCATAGAGCAATTATTCCCACCACAACCACAGTTGCAGTAGTATTTCTTGTCAAACATTTATTTCCTTTCAAGGCGTAATCTGCGTTAGCAGTATTCGCCATTAGTTAATTACCCAATGCTTTTTTGATTTCACTTAAGGTGTATTTCTTGCCTTCAATTTCAATTACTTCGCCTTTGTCTGTAATATCAATACCTGTGATTTCTTTAAAAATATCTGCATTAAAATGGGGTAATGAAGTAAAGCGTTCGTGGTCGTTAGGATTTTCTTTCCACCAAATCTGACAAGACTCTTTGAAGTCTAGGGTCTTTAAATAACCACCCATAGTGTCCCAACCATTTACTTTAGCCTTTTCTGTATCTGTCATATCTTCCTTGTTCACCCAACGATTAAGTGGAATATCTGCGAAAGTGTTGTATTTTTCATTAAATTCTTCAAAGGTAATATCTGTTTGTACATTAAAGATGCGGACACAAGGCGTGTCGGTATTAAAGTAACCAGAGTTATAGTTACCAGAGTTCCAGTAACCAGAGTTCCAGTAACCAGAGTTCCAGTAACCAGA